ACGTCAACATTAGGTACTGGTGGAGACTTGACCATTGAAGGATCAAATAAAGATTTGAAAATTGATGATACATTTGATGGTGATACATTCACTATAAATAATCTAAATTACTATCTTGGACAAACGTTCAGTGATGGTGTTTCTGAACCAGAGGTGAAGAAGTACTCTGGAGACTTAGTTTACGTTGACAATCGACCACCAATCACAAGGTCTGAAAATCAAAGAGAAGATATCAAAATCGTATTGCAATTCTAAGAATTATGCCACAGAACACTAACCTCAACACTTTTCCTTATTTTGATGATTTTGATGAGTCAAAGAAATACCACAAAGTTCTGTTCAAACCTGGACAACCTGTCCAAGCAAGAGAACTAACTACTATTCAGTCAATTCTTGGCAACCAAATTGAAAAGTTTGGTAATCATATTTTTAAAGAAGGATCTGTAGTAATTCCAGGTTCTCTATCAGTTAGATCAGATCATGCTGTATACGAATTAGGTGAAAGTTATAATGGGTTAGATGTAGCAGAGTACATCAAGTCATTCATCGGTAAAGTTATTATCGGTGCAATATCTGGTGTAAAGGCAAAAATTGAGCATGTAGAAGGATATCATATTTTTGTAAATATTATTGCAGCTGGTGAAGATAATGAAACAGAAGTTTTCTTTGCTGATGAACTACTCATCACTCAAGATACTGTTGCGCTAACTGATACTGCTATTACCAGTCTAAATGCTGGTGCTAGTATTGCTTCAATCAAATCAGAAAAGTCTGGTTGTATTGCTAAGATTACTGATGGTATCTTTTATCTTAGAGGCAATTTTGTAAATGTTGATGAACAGACTCTGGCAGTAAGTGTTGATGATCCTAGACCTTCATTCAAGTTAGGATTTGATGTTAAAGAATCACTTACTAGTGCATATGATGATGAAACTCTATATGATAACTCTCAAGGATTTGTAAACTATGCAGCACCAGGTGCTGATCGTTTAAAACTTGATCCAGTACTGACTGCGGTTGTCTCTGGACCAGTTCCTCAAAATTTTATTGAAATTGCTAGAGTAGTAAATGGTCAAGTAACCAAATCAAAGGTAGATAATCCACAATATAATATTCTTGCAGATGAATTGGCAAGAAGAACCTTTGATGAGAGTGGCAACTATTACGTAAAACCATTTAGTCTTGATGTAAAGAATTCTCTACAAGACTTTCTCGGTAGTGATGGTGTGTTTGAGGCTGGTGAACCAACTGCTACTGGTCAAGTTGCTAGAGAAGAAATTGGTTGTTATATCATCTCTTCTGGTAAGGCATATGTTCAGGGATATGAGTGCAATATCCCTACAAGTGTAATTACTGATTTTAATAAAACTAGAGAGACTAAAACACTTAAAGATCAAGGAATTGAGTACCTTACTGGATCTACATTTTCACTTAATAATGTATATGGTACTCCAAATATCGGTGTATCTACAACATATACACTATCTCTGAGAAATGAGAGAGTAGGTTCTGCAGCAACTATTGCAGCAGGTAAAGAAATTGGTCTAGCTCGTGTATATGACTTTGCTCTAGAGAGTGGATCATATGATAGCACAAATCCAACTTCAAATACTTGGGATATTTCTCTCTTTGATGTAATTCCATTTACAGATCTAAACCTAAACGAAAATCTAACAACATTAAGCACTCCAACCTTCATTAAAGGTAAATCTAGTGGTGCTGTAGGATTCTTGAGATATGATGTATCTAACTCAGGAATTGTTACCGCATATAACGTCAATGGTACTTTCATCAAGGGTGAGGAATTACTCTTTGATGGTCAAGATAGTGATAGAATCACTACAAGTGTAGATACCTATAATATTCAAAATGTTAAATCAGTTCATGGTGTGTCTGGAATCAGCACATTCAGTGGTGATATTAAGCAAACTAGAGTTCTAGAACTAGGTGCATGTAGAATTGCTTCTGGAGTTGTTACTCAAGCAGATCGTGACTTCTCAAGAGATTTTAAAGTAAATGATCTTGTTACTTATAATGAGTCTGGACAGTCTGTACCAACGATTAACAGAGTTTCTGTAGTTTCTACCTCAAGCATTACTCTTGCTGCTGTAGAGGCAGTTAGTGGGGTCTGTAAGGGCACTGTAGCAACGGGTACAGTCAGTTCAATTAATGTTTCCAAAATCGTATCTGCTCTACAAAGATCAGAGGATAATACACTTTATACTCCATTACCAAAATCTAATATATCTAATGTAAATCTTCTAGATTCTAACGTAACAATTAGAAAAACTTTTAATGTTTCTATTGTTTCCGACGAAACTGGAGGTAGAGTAACTATTCTTCCTGCAGAATTAGAGACTGGAGAAACTTTCTTACCATTTGATGAAGAAAGATATATTCTAACCAACAAGAATGGTGCTCATGAAGAACTAACCACTGATAAGTTTACTATTACTAGTGGTAGTAGAGAACTTATCATTAAGGGTCTGTCAGTAACTGGTGATGCTACACTCGTAGCAACTTTGAAGAAGATTGATCTCAAAGCACAAAGTAAAGTTAGAAATAAAGTTAAAACCATCATAGTTAATAAGTCTTCACTAGAAGGTTCTGGTGTAGGTGCAACTACTCTAAACGATGGATTAACTTATGGCAATTTCCCATACGGTTCTAGAGTACAAGACGAAGATATTTGTCTATTAGAACCAGATGTAACAAAGATTCATGCTGTTTATGAATCTACAACTACTGGTGATGCTTCAATTCCAAGACTAACTCTATCAAATATTAATAGTTTCAATGCAAGTGCATTGGATACTCTTGATGGTGAGAGAATTCAAGGAACAAGTGGATGTGTTGCTGTTCTATCTTCTAAAGTATCGAGCACAACAGTTGAAGTTGTATATATCAACGATAAAACTTTTGCGAAAGATGAGGAAATTACTTTCCTAGATTCTAAGATCGAAGCAGTTGTTGATGCAGTAACTGCTGGTGATAATGATGTTACTGATAAGTATACTTTAAATACTGGTTCTAGAAGCACTATTTACGATTATTCTAGACTAGTAAGAAAACCCAATACAAATGCACCAACTAAGAGACTTACTGTTGTATACGAATATGCAAGTATTAATTCTACCGATACTGGCAGTTTCTTAATTGCAGATTCTTATGAAAACTTCGATTATGGTGAAATTGGAACTGTTGATGGAATTAGACATACTGATATTCTGGATATCAGACCTAGGGTTAAAACATATACAGTAACTGAAGGTGCAAGGTCACCATTTGAGTTCTTAGGAAGGTCTTTTGATTCCACACAAAATGAAAATATTGATATTTTAGCACCTGATGAAAATATTAATGTTGATTATTCATTCTACCTAGGTAGAATTGATAGAATTTATCTAAACAAAGAGAAAACATTCCAAATTATTAATGGTATTCCTTCTGAAACTCCAGCACTACCACTACCACTTGAGAATGCTCTCGAAGTAGCACAAGTAATTTTACCACCATATCTGTACTCTCCAGATGATGTCAAAATCAATCTCTTAAAGCATAAGAGATATAGAATGCAAGATATTGCATTACTAGAGCAGAGAGTAAAAAATCTTGAGTATTATACTCAACTATCTGTTCTAGAACTTAATACAGCAAATCTTGATATCAAAGATTCTGATGGTACTGACAGATTTAAGTCTGGATTCTTTGTAGATAACTTTAGTAACGTTAATAGTCAACTTCGTGTAAATACCAAGAATAGTATTGATATTTCCAATAATGAGTTAAGACCTTCATCTTATACTACTTCGATTGATTTAGTTCTAGGTTCTACTGCTCTTACTGGAGTTAATGGTGCAAAAGACGATACTGTCGATCCAAGATATGTAAATGATCTTATTGGCAATAACATCAGAAGAAGTACTGTCAATCCAAATACAGGATTTGAAGGAACTGATGGTATGGGTCTTCTTACCCTAGACTATGATGAGGTTCAATTCTTTGAGCAACCAACTGCAACTAGAGTTGTTAATGCTGCACCATATTTTGTTCAGTTCTATAAAGGTTCTCTAACTCTAAATCCATCTTCCGATATTTGGATTGAGCAATCAAGAGTTGAAACTCAAACTGTTGAAGGTCTAATTAGTGGATTCAATATTACTAACGTTACTGCAAATCCACGAGATCTAGATCCTCAAGCAGGGTGGTCTCCAACAGTATGGGGAGCATGGAATGAAGAATGGACTGGAAGATCTACATCCAGAAATACTAGTTCACAATCTGAAACTCTTCAGATTCCAGGAAATCAATTCCTTACCAGTGGTAGTCAAACAACAACTACATCTATTACTTCAGAGACTGTAACTAGAACTGGAATAAGATCCAGAACAGCTGAATCTCAGAGATTAGTAAACACTCCTGGAAATAATATCAGTCTTGGTGATAAAATTATTTCGAGTAACGTTTCCTCTTTTATGAGAGCAAGAAACGTTGAATTTATTGCAAGAAGACTAAAACCAAATACCGAAGTAACACCATTCTTCGACACAACTAATGTCGAGAACTATTGTGTTCCAAAACTGATTGAAATTGAAATGATCAGTGGAACATTTGAAGTTGGTGAGACAGTTCAATCTGCACAAAGTGCAAGACCAGGTATTACTCAAGATCTACCTTGGATTTCATTCAGAGTTGCTTCACCTCATCATAGAACTGGACCTTTTAATGATCCGATTGATATTTATCCACTAAATCCATATACTAATGTTGAGCAACCACGACTTTATTCAACTGCATCTACTGTTCTAAACGTAGATCTAGCAACATTAGCACTTGAAGCAACAGGTCAATATTATGGATATATTGATGATGGAATGATCCTTGAAGGTCAAAATAGTGGTGCTAGAGCAAGAGTAACAGATGTCAGACTTATTACTGATGACATTGGATCTATTCGTGGTTCTTTCTATATTCCAAATCCAAATGCACCTGGAGCACCTAAGTTCCGTTCTGGATCTTCATCCTTCAAGATTTCTGATTCTCCAAACTTTAATACAATCGGAGGACAATCAACTACTCAAGCTGAAAAAGCATTCTTCTCTACAGGCACAATTGATACTGTTCAAGGAACTGTTATTTCTACACGTAATGTAGAAATACAGAATGCTCAGTTAACTCAAACTGAACCAATCTCTAATACAAGAACTTCAATTATTGATACCAATGTTAATGTAACAAGAGAGGAACCAAGAGCAATTCCATTGCCACCACCTCCACCACCAGTTATTGTTGTACAACCAAATCCAGTACCAGTACCAAATCCAGTACCAGTACCAGTACCAGTACCTGTACCTAGCCCACCACCACCACCAGTTCCTCCACGTCCTGCTCCACGACCTCCTCGACCACCACGTCCTGAACGTCGTAGACCTAGCCCACCACCTCCACCACCAGCTCCACCACGCAGAAGCAGACGTAGACGCAGAGGTAGAAGACGTAGTGACAGAAGTAGTAGAAGGCCACCTGTACCACCAACACCACCACCAGTGATAGATGACGATGATCCCGTGGCACAGTCATTTAGTGTAGGTAATGACACTGATGGCACGGGTATCTTCGTAACTTCCGTTGATCTATATTTCCAATCAACCTCAGAAACATCTAGCTGCTTTGTTCAACTGAGACCAATGGTTAATGGATTCCCTTCATCTGAAGAAATCTATCCATTATCTCACGTTGATCTTCACGGATCAAAGATTAGAGTATCTGCAGATGGTAGTGAAGCAACAACAGTCTTCTTCCCAGCACCTGTATACCTAGAGGGTGGAAAAGAACACTGTATTGTTATTGGATCTTCCGTAACCGACTTTAATCTATGGATTAGTAGATTGGGTGAGACTGATGTTTCTACACTAGCATTACCAGAATCTCAGCAGGTTCCTGTAACTCAGCAACCAACTCTAGGTTCAATGTTCAAATCTCAGAATGGTAGAACCTGGACTCCTAGTCAGTTCGACGATCTCAAGTTTCAATTGAATAGAGCACAATTCGTTGAAGAAGGTAAGATTAGTTTCTTCAACCCAGATCTAACTGCAGGTAACAGACAGGTTGCTACCTTACAAAAAGATTCTCTCAATGTTTCTTCTAGAAGAATTATTGTTGGACTTGGAACAACTGCAGTATCTTGGGGAACTGAAATTGAACCGGGTAATACTGTTAAGCAAGATGATTCTAATGCAACAGGCAACTACGTAATGGGTCTCGGCATTGCAACTGGCACCATGTCAGTAACTAATGCTGGACTTGGATTAACACCTGCTTCTGGATTCTTCCAATATGATAACGTAGCACTGACTAAACTAACTGGTCAGGGTCAGAATGCAACAGCAAACATTCATGTTAATAATGGAGTTGCAGCTGCTGCTACAATTTCTGATGGTGGTAATGGTTTCAAAGTTGGTGATGTTCTAACTGCCACAATCGGTGGTGGTGTTGGTAGAAACCTACAACTATCCGTTTCTGAAGTTTATGGCATCAATGAACTGATTCTTGATCAAGTACAAGGTGATTTCAACGTTGGTGGTGGTAAGACACTACGTTATGTCAATTCTTCAGGTGTCACCTCTGAGTTTAGCAACAATGCTTCCGTAACTCCAGATACAGCACCAAGAATTGTTACTGATGGTCTACACATCAAGGTAAATCACAGAAATCATGGTATGCACTCTGGCACCAACCAGGTTGTAATTGAAAATGTACTTTCCAACATTCCTCCAACAACTATCAGTGCAGAGGTTGTTAGAGATTCTACAGCAGATATTGTTCTTGAAGATGCATCCGAATTTGCAACCTTTGAAGGTGTCGGAGTTGGTACAACTAACCCTGGATATGCAAAAATTGGTTCTGAAATCATCTCTTACGAAGGAGTTACTGGTAATACACTAGAAAGTGTTACTAGACAAATTGATTCTACAGTTGCTGGCGGATATGATGCTGGTCAACTCATCTATAAGTATGAAAATTCTGGAGTTTCTCTCAGAAGAATTAACAAGACACATCAACTACAAGATGCAACTGTTTCTGAAGCAAGAGATCTAGATTACTACAACATTAAAATTGATAATTCTGATAATGGTGTTGATAGATCATCTTCAACTTCACTACCAACTCTATATCTAAATGAAACTAGATCTACTGGTGGTGAAAGTGTTACTGCTACGCAGAACATCCAGTTTGAAATCATGAAACCAATTACTCAGATTATGCAAGTTACTAAGACTAATGTTTCTGGACGTGTAAGAACGGTTTCTGCTACTAGTGTCAGTGGTGATGAAACATCATTCGTTGATCAGGGTTATCAAACCATCGATATGGATGCAGATAACTACTTCGATACTCCTAGAATGATTGCATCCAAGACGAATGCAGATAATCTATTAGATGATATGCCAGGAAACAGATCATTTGAACTAGAACTAAGTCTCAGTTCACTCGATAGCAGACTATCACCTGTTATTGACCTCGATAGAGTGGGTGCAGTATTTGTTTCTAACAGAGTTAATGAAATTGTTACTAACTTTGTTACCGACAGAAGAGTTGCGACACTTACTGAAGATCCTTCAGCATTCGTTTACGCATCTAAACCTGTTGCACTTGAAATTCCCGCAAACAACATCAGACTCTTACTTGCAGCATACATCAACAATTTCTCAGACATTAGAGCATTCTATGCTTTAACTGATGATCCATCAAAAGATCTAATCTACTATCCATTCCCTGGATATGATAATCTTTTTGAAAGTGGTCAGGTTGATGATATTAGTGAGAGTAATGGTAGACCTGATAGTAAAGTCGCACCAACCGATACCAAAGGTTTCGATTCTACTGCCCTAACATTCAAAGATTATGAGTTTACTATTGAAAATCTACCATCATTCAAGTACTTTAGTGTCAAACTCGTAGCAACATCTACGAATCAGTGTTACCCACCAAGGGTACGTGATCTCAGAGCAATTGCATTCTCATAACATGAAAATTAAAGTAGAAAATCGGGCAAATCTCTATAGAGATTCTGAAACAAATGCAATAGTCAACACTAACATGACTGAATATAAGAATTATATGAACTCCCTCAAATATAAAAAGAGGGAGTTGGACAAAATAAAACAAATTGAAGATGATGTTCAAACTGTAAAAGATGATCTAAAGGAAATTAAGGATCTACTCAAATGTCTAATCAAAGAATAACATTTAACCCAGAAGTAAACGTTCCTTATGGTGTAAATCTGACCCTATTTCCTGGGTCAGATTTTAAAGTTAACTTCAATACTTACGACATTAATAGTGGTAAGTTTGATTTCACTTCCTGGTCTGGATCATCACAGATGACCAAGAGTGTATCCATTGGTTCTTCAATGTATGCACATGGAACATTTGATTTTAGTTTTGTTAGTGCTTCTAACGGTCAATTTAAAATTGCAATGGGAGCAACTGATACTAGAAGTATTAAAGCAGGAAGATATTATTATGATGTTCTAGTAAGTTCTGGAACAACAACTTATAAGATTGTAGATGGAAGTATTCTAGTTCAACCAGGTATTTCTTCTGCTCCATAAATAATTTTAAAGCTGTAATAAAATGGCACAACCAGCATCTAGACAAGACTTAATTGATTATACTAAAAGGCAGTTAGGTGCTCCTGTCTTAGAAATCAACGTTGCCGATGAGCAAATCGATGATCTAGTCGATGATGCTTTGCAATTCTTTCATGAAAGGCATTTTGATGGTGTAATAAGAACATATTTAAAATATAAGATAACACAAGACGATATTGATAGGGGAAGATCTAGAGGTGGTTCAACAGTATCGGGTATTACCACAGATACTGTAACCAAAACTGTAGGTGTTTCCACTCAGTTTACTTTTGAAGAAAATTCAAACTATCTACCAGTACCTTCTGCAGTTACTGGTGTAAATAAAATTTTCCGTGTTCAATCATCATCCGCAACTAGTGGATCGATGTTTAGTGTTAAATATCAACTATTCTTAAACGACTTATATTATTGGGATTCGATTGATCTTCTTCAATATTCTATGGTTCAGTCAAAACTGGCTGATATTGATCATCTACTAAATCCACTAAAGAATTTTAGATTCAATCAAAGGCAAGATCGTCTTTATATTGATATGGATTGGGGAACTTTGAGTGAGGATGATTATCTAGTAATTGATTGCTGGAGACTGCTAGATCCAAATGATTATGGTCAAGTCTGGAATGACTCTTTCCTCAAGATGTATTTGACTGCTCTCGTTAAGAGGCAGTGGGGACAGAATCTAATTAAGTTCCAAGGTGTAAAACTTCCAGGTGGAGTAGAACTTAATGGTCGTCAGATGTATGACGATGCGGAAAGAGAACTGGAAAGAATTAGAGAGAAAATGTCCTCTACTTATGAACTTCCACCTCTAGACATGATCGGTTGATACCATGTTAAATCCATTTTTTCAGCAAGGATCACCAAGTGAACAAAACTTGGTGCAAGAGTTAATCAACGAGCAGTTGAAGATGTATGGTGTTGAGGTTTACTACATTCCTCGACAGTATCTGACCAAAACAACTGTTATCGAAGAGGTTATTCAATCAGAATTTAATAACGCATATCCAATTGAAGCATATGTCAATAACTACGACGGATATGATGGTCAGGGAACCTTACTATCCAAGTTTGGTATTCAAGATTTAGATGATCTTACTTTGATCATTTCAAAAGATAGATACGAAAATTATATCACACCACTAATTAAAGATCTCCCAAATATTGAATTAGCAACTAGACCAAAAGAAGGAGATTTAATATACTTCCCATACGGAGATAGATTATTTGAAATTAAGTTTGTTGAGCATGAGCAACCATTCTATCAATTACAGAAAAATTATGTTTATGAACTGAGATGTGAACTTTACAGATATTCTACAGAGGTTGTTAATACTGGTGTATCTCAGATCGACGATAATTTCCAAGATCAGGGTTATATTCAAACATATAAGGTATTGGGTATAGGAGAGACCGCAGCAGCATACACAAGGGTCGTAGACGGTGCTCTGAACTTCTTTACGTTCTCCGATAAGGGTTATGGGTATACTGCACCAGTAACCTTAGGTTTATCAACAGCACCTTCTGGTGGTGTAGATGCTGCAGGTATTGTAACTGGAAGGACTACATATGGATCTGGTGGAGAACAATTCCTAACTATTCAAGGTGTAGAACTAACCAATCCTGGTGCTGGTTATACAGTTTCTCCACTCGTTACATTTACTGGAAGAACAACTGGAACTGGTGCTGCAGCAACAATAGGTATTGCTACGGAAGGTGCTGTTGGGTTCGTTACTGTGACCAGTGTAGGTTCTAATTATAGTGAAGAGCCAACGGTTACATTTAGTTCTCCAGTTTCTGGTGGAACTACTGCAATTGGTAGAGCAATTCTATCAAATAATGCAGTTACTTCTGTAAGAATTATAAATCCAGGTGCTGGTTATACAGTTGCACCTGATATTACTTTTAGTTTACCAAATCAAGTTGGAACTGGTAACTTTCAATTTAATGAAACCGTAACTGGATCCTCAGGAAATACTGGTATCGTTAAATCTTGGAATGTTGGTACAAAAGAACTCAAAGTATCTAATCTCACAGGTGACTTCATTAATGGAGAAACTATTACTGGAGATATTTCTGGAGCACAACACAAAATTGTAATCCTAAATACTATTACCGATAATCCACTAATTTCAGATAATACCTACGACGTTCCAGAAGAGTCAACACCAGTTGAAGAAGAGAATCCTTCAAGTTCTTATGATCAGAACGTTGATATTCAGTCTGAGGCTGATGACCTTATTGATTTCACAGAAATAAATCCATTTGGAAGGGTATAAATCCTAAGAGAGTTCAATTATGTTTGAATATTTTTATAACGAAATACTGAAGAAAACTGTCATTAGTTTTGGCACACTCTTCAATGATATTGTCATTAAGACAACAAACTCCAGTGGAGATGTTGTTGGAACGACAAAAGTTCCACTCGCTTATGCACCTCAGCAAAAATTTCTAGCAAGACTGGAGCAGTCTGAAGATTTAAATAAGACAACTCAAATTACATTGCCAAGAATGTCTTTTGAGTTTACTGGAATGCAGTATGACTCATCAAGAAAAGTAACAACTACTCAAAAGTTCATTGCACCAGCAGCAAATGGTGATGGAACTATCAAGAAGGCATATATGCCAGTTCCATATAATATGGACTTTGAGTTGAACATTTATACAAAACTAAATGATGATATGCTCCAAATTGTAGAGCAGATTTTACCATATTTTCAACCATCATATAATCTTACAATTAATTTAGTTTCAGATATTAACGAAAAACGTGATATTCCCATTGTTCTCGAAGGTATTACAATGGATGATCAATATGAAGGTAATTTTGATACTAGAAGAGCACTTATTTACACATTAAGATTTAGTGCTAAGACATACCTATTTGGTCCTATTACCAAGGATGTCAGTGCAAAGATTATCAAAAAGGCAGATATTGGATATTTTGCTGGTCCTGGTGGAGACAAAAAACAAAGAGACGTTACTTATACTACAGAACCTAAGGCACTCAAAGATTTTGATGAGGGTGTCATAGAAACAACTGCGGCAGATATTGATAAAACTGACGAGACCATCACTCTTCAGTCCATTACTCCTATCGAAGAAGGTACATACATCCAGATCAACAAAGAAGTTATGTATGTCAAGCAGAAGTCTGATACAGAGAACAAACTCTTGGTCAGAAGAGCACAAAACAATACTATTGCCGCATCACATGTTTCTGGAACAAATGTGTTGGAAGTAAATGAATCTGATAACCAAGAAGTTGATCTTGGTGATGACTTTGGATTTGATGGAGGATTTATCTGATGGCAAAATTCGATGATTTAAATCAGACTTTTAATATTGATGATGAAGCACCAATCGTAGAGGTTGAGGCAAAATCCGAAATTGTTGAGCAACCTAAAAAAGAAAACCCAGAAAAGAAAGATGATGTAACTAATGATTATGAATATACTAGAGGAAATCTCTACTCTATCATTGAAAAGGGGCAAGAAGCAATTAACGGTATTTTAGAGTTAGCACAAGAAACTGAAACACCTAGAGC